ATCTACTTTCAGCAAACCCAGTCCGTGTAATTGGGGTTCTCCTGCTTTGCAGCCTGCAAAATCTGGCGTAACTTCTTAAGAAGTCCTGAAAGCTTCTTATGTGTTTACTTTCCCTCCGTTGCTCTAAATGCTTACTTAACAGCGGAAACAAAGTATATTTCATATAAATATCATATTCAACGTCTACGTTTTTAAATGAATCAAAAACTTGTGGGTTTGCATAAGGTCCACCAGGGATAAGCCTACCCTTCTGTGCAAAATATCTCATCTTAGCTGCTAAATCAGCCCAAGCGTCCGCAACAAAATTAACTGCCCACCTTGTCTGGTTCTCATTGCTATAACGTAACTGTGAGATAGCATCTTGCTTCAATAAGATAATGTCACCGTCTTTATCGACACTGCCGTAATACCGATCGATACCCGTGAAGTCAACCACATTGGGAACAACACTCTGATCCACAAGAGACTCATACTCAACCTCCATGTTAAAAGCCTCTCTAGGACGAGACTCGGGGTTGTCTAGAATCATAAGTCTATCTGGGGATCTGGCTACCATTTATCCGGTTCCCTCTTGTTTTCTAATTCTGTTTGCAAGATTAAGCGAATCTATTTCGCATCGTGCTGCCACGTCTGTTGTCCAGCCCGCCGGGGAAAATGTTTGATTAACAGTTGTGATGCGGTAATAACCACCCAACCTTAACCTTTCAGCGGCTCGGCGTCCTAGACCAAGCGTAGCATCTACAAAAATAAATGCACCTGTGGTTAATAGATTGTTCCCTTTAAGAGTCATAGTTATGTCTTGAGGCATGGCAAACGTAGATACGAGATCGACAGACCTGTTCGTGCTGTTAACTATGTTGTGGTTTAATTGCTCTTTGTTTTCCATTTCGGTGAATGTAATTGTCTGCAATGGTCCACGGTCTGAGCCTACCGTAAAATGATAAATACCTCTTCTAATGTCTTGTTCATATGAACCCACAAGACCTTTTACATTTCTTGATGTCGCCGTGGTAATGAAGATTAGATCAATGCGATCACCAGATTCAACGTTCTGATTAGAACCAGTTTTAATGGACTTGCGATCTGGGGTTAAAAGCTGGGAGCGCCTGACAGGATCTCCTGCGACAAAGATATTTTTAAACTTAGCTGTGGGAACAGAGGCGGAGTTGAATTCAAGATCTGGGATTCTCCCTCCGAGTTGGTTAAGCCCCTTAAGATTAAAAGCATTTTTTGCAATAATCTTTTCAAGCATTCTAGTCATAAATAAATGGAAGGGCATAGTTCTTCTATCTGGGTCTCCGATAACATCATTAAACCAAGTTGTAAACGTATCCAGTGCGATCGGCAGGTCTCCAATAGAAATTCTATTTTTGGGAAAACCTGGGGCTGGGATTGTCCCTAAAACTAAATTGCCATCCTTACCAAATCCGACTTCAGCCGCTACATCTAGAATGTCCCCAAGAAACATGAAAGGTATTGAATATTTTCTAGACTCCGCTGAGGTTTTTATCTTCTCAAAATCGTAAGGTCTCACTGGGGAGCCCCTGTCGTAAGCAAAGCCAACCTCCGCACCAGGCACAGCAAACTCAAACAATTTGTTTACTCGACCACCTATTCTTGTTGCCCTACCAACTAGCTTGTCCATAAATCTTCTTCTGGTCTCTGTGATAGAAATCTCTTTCTCTAACAATTGCAAGTCCTTAATCACAGCAACTAGCCTTTTAAAACCTTGAATTTGTTTTTCGTCTTTTGATGCTTTAGATAAAAGTTCTATCCTCTTCAAGTCTCGTTCTAGTGAACCCTTGGTCACCTCAAAAAATTTAGCCTCCGACTTCTTTGCAAGATCATATTCTTTCCTGACCTCTAGATTTTCATTCGCTGTTGCAATCCTTT